TGTAGGCGGCTCTCACTGCGACCGGTCTCAGCGCCTTGTGGCTTGTAGTAGATAGGCGACTGTGTGTAGGCCATTGTGTAGTTCATCCCGACGCTAAAGTCAGGCAGCACGGCAGTCGTAATGTTGTTCAGCACGCGGTCTGCGTCAGTGGCAAACACACCGTCAAGTCGTCCGAACACAAGAGCGCGCGTGTTAGTCATAGTGTTGTCAATCAGTGCAGCCAGTGCGTTGTAAGCTGACGTGGTTGCTGCACTGTTTGGGTCCGCTGTAGCTGCACCAATGAAGGCTAGTTGTGCTGCATCGAACTGAGCGAGCGTCACGTTGCTGGCTAGCTTCAACGGTGTCAGCGCAATAGACGGAAGGGTAATGCCGAATGCGTCAGTGTCCGTCAGCACTAGCCCAAAGTCAGTTGCGTCAGTGCGGTATGGTAGCTCGATAGCTGACCAGTCTGAGCCGGGACCAACTGCACCTCCCGTACTGATGGGAAACTCAGCGCCTTGTGGGTCGTAAGCGTTGCCTGTTGCTGGCGTGCGGCCACCTTCAACTGTTACGCACTGCGAACGGCTAACTTTCATGTCTAGCAGAATTGGAAAGTCGGTCGAGCTAGCGTTTTGGATTTCTTCAAGCTCAATCCGCAGCATGTAAGCGCGCGTTGATGTCGTGCCAAATGACGTGCCAATGCCGGTGCTGGCTTCAAGCGCTGCAATGTAGTCCTTGCTCGTGACTTCTATGGCTAGGTGCAGATAGTCTTCAATGACGTCAGCACCAATGATCTTTGTGTCATCGCCCAGCGTCCACTTAGACCATGCGCTTTGCAGTCGGTTGCGGTTAGACTCAAAGAACTTGTAAACAAAAATGGTGTTAGGAGCGTCGTGACTAAGCGCAAACAGCATCTGTTTTTTCTGCGAGCCACACAGCGTATGAACACCGCTTGGAATGTACTTGGGTGCCTGCGCAGTAATCTCAGTGCTGTCAATAATCGCGGTATCGACCTCGCTGGTAATCTCCATGCACGTCGTAAAAGACACGTTGTTTTGCGGAAAGAACACCTTAGTCCCAAGAGCAATAGGTCGCACAAGTGGACTAGCCTCGATACTCGCCGCCTGCTGAAGCAAGGCCGTTGCGGGTGTCAGCGCGTTAGGTGCCACGAGACGGAACTGTGCGCGGTCACTCATTAGCATCAGGGTGTTTGCAAACGGCACCGCACTCTGCAAAACGTCCACGCGCCCGGTAGACATGGATATGTCAATGCGGTCGTCATCAAGTAGCTGCACGACTGTTGACCGAAAAAAGTTACTGGTCTGGCCGTAGTCAGTGCCACTCAGAATCATGTTCTCGTCAGCTACAAAGCCAAGACGTCCGCCGTGGACAAACACGTCATTGATTGTAGAGCCAACAAAGGACGGCACTGCATTACTGTCGTTATCGCCACACATGCGCGGAGCATACTGGTGACGGGTCAGCGAGAAGTAGGGCGTTCCGTCTTCCTCAAACAGCCGTTGGATTTTGTGTGGCAGCGTCGCTTCATCAAAAATGTACGGAGTCTGGTACGTCTCCACGTACTTTTCTTGATTGTAGTCAGCAATGACGTAGTAGCCTGCGTCACCTACATCGCCGCCAATGCGCGTGATTGCTCCCGGTACGGCTGTGCCGCTTCCCGGTCCACTTGCGCTAATGGCTGCTAGGTCTTGGAATGTATCAACGGATGGAAAGTTATTGCCTGTATTTACGAACACGTGTTGCAGCGTAGACGTTGCCCACGGCTCTACGTCTGGCAGCAAATCTGGCCCCGTCCAGTCACTTGTTGAGTGTTCGCCCGTTACAACAAAGATGATGTCATTTATGAGCGTTACTTCGTCACTGGTAAGCCCACTGCCAGTCACCGTCTGTACGTTAAACAGGCTACCGCCTGTAGTTGTTCTAGATACGCTAGCCGACGTCAGGTTGCCAAAATCAATATCAGGGTTTGCGTGCGGTCTAATCGCATCGCCATCATAGCCATAATACGTGGGGTGATCGTTCACACGCAGCGGGCGGTAGGTCGCACCGTTATCATCTGAGATTTCCAGCTTACCGGTACTTGCATTGATATTTAAGTCGTATGTAAGCGTGCGGCCATTAATTGTTGTGCGGCTAGATGCAGGACCATACGCGCCTGTTGTCCTCGATTTAACAATGTAGTCAATGTAATTAGGGTCGTCGTAATTGACAGAAGACGTTGAGAAAAACGGGCCTGCCAGCAGGTCGCTAGGCGATAACTTATTTGATGTTGCGCTTACAGCAGTGTGCAATAGGCTTGCAAGCCGCTGCAAGCCTGCTGTAATCGAGCCGAAGTTCGGCAACACAAAGTACGTGTATTCGTTCAAAGTGGCGCTTGTACCATCATGTAGTCGCGTCAAATCTGCGTTAGCCCTATCCGAGAAAGTATAGGACAGATTATTAAACAAAAGGTCAAGATCACTAAGGTTCGCCGCAACTTGGGAAAAGGCGACAACGCGGTTGTCTATTAAGAAGCCATAGTTTTGCGCGTAAGACTTATTAAGGCTTGATGACGTAATTTGAATACGAAACGTGCGGTCGTCTACTGCTGAGCGCTGCGCAATGTAGGAAGGCGTTACAGCACCATCATCGCCACCTACGCCCCCTCTATCAATATCGTAGGCAAGCTGCGGGTAGGCTGCAAAATGGTGTGCTTCAAAGTTCCGGTTCTCACCACCGGCTACAGTCACGTTCCTATTGACCACAAACGTAGTGTCCGCCACGGTCGCGAACCGTAGGCTTTCCGCGTAGTTGGTCGTGCCACTGGTTAGGTAGTCTGTTGAGGCACTGTCGTCTATTTCGACCCGCAACGCCTGCCCGGTGTCAGCATCAAAGGCACGCAGCCCGTCAGCATCCACGACAAGGCAGTAGTGTTCAGTGGCGTCACGGTTGATAAAGTGCGTTGCAGCCTTGTCACTGAACGTCGGCGCATTTGTTGTACCGTAGTCGTACAGTTCGCCTAGCCACTCAGTCGCCTGACGCTTCTGCATACCGACAACTGGCGACAAGTAGGCATTTTCAACCTCGCTGGCCGTGTTGCTGAACCTCAAGTTCTCCGACTGCTGCGAGACGCCTCCAACAAGGTCGCGAATGGTGTCACTAATCAGGGGCATTAGCGGAACAATCCCGTGCGGTGAACGATGCGTGCGGTGCTAATGTTGTCGGCGATCATATTGTAACCGGCCACGTTGGTTTCCTCGTTGACCAGTTGCGTGTACGCCGTCTGCTCGTCAAAGCGGTCGCTCTGCGCCAGCGTCTCGCTGCTAATGGTACGCTCTTGGAAAATCCGCGCAGCACGCAAGGCAATGAAGCGGCGCGCAGTCTCTGGCAGTTCGTCGTAAGGGAGACCAATCGTCTGATCGACAGTGATGTCATGGTCAAATTGATAGCTATGGGTCAGCCGGTTATACAAATAGACGCCTCGCTGCACGATGGGCAGGTGGCTGTCGTTACCGCTTGGCTTCACTCGCATGACGTTCGGCGCAAGTACAATGCGGCCTTCAAGGTTGCGAGCGAGTTTGATCTGCACGTCAGTATTCCAATGCCACGACTGAGTTTGCAGTTCGCGCGTGACGTTGCGCACGATGTCGAGTGCAATGGTGGCGTCTACAACGGTGTCATCTTCTAGGCTCTGCACTGGCGTCTCGCCAATGTTCATCAAGCACGTATTGACCGCTTCAAGTTCTGTGGTGGCTACGACTGGATTGCCCATCTGTGGTGTCTCCGCTGCTGCAAAAGGGAATAGGGGTAGCCCGGAAGCCACCCCTAAAAGCTAGACCTTAAAGGTCGGTCGGAGCGTTACCGGTAATGCCGATCATGCACTCAGGGCGCAGAACACCGTGACCAACGGCCATCTTGGACACCATGAGCGTACCAAGGCGGCGTGGGTCATAGCTGCTCTCAGAACCAAGGCCCAGAAGCTGCACCGTGCCAAGGGCTTCGGGGTGCATGATGAGCGCGAGGAAGTTCGACATGTTCGCGTTGTACTGGCTGCGGAAGTCAGGGAAGCGGTCATTGCC